CCCATTGAATTTGCAATCTCACGAATAATAGAGGTAAACTTAGCAAAAGGTGCAAGAGCAGGATTACCTACAACTTGCAAGAATTGCAATAGCCTTTGACTTCTTACTTCATTAGCCATTAAACTTTCAGTTCCACGAGCTTTGATTTCAAGATCACCCTTAATGTCAGGATCAAAATCAAACTGCATATTGAAACTATAAAAAGATTCTCCTAATGGACGTAACAAATAATCGTCAAAGTTTTTAACTACTGTTTTAATACTTCCTGCAGCGGCACCCATCAACATAGAGATACCTGAAGCTGTTCTTCCTGTGCCTGTAACACCTGTTTGTCCATGTGCAAAACTAGGAAGGCCCGTAGCTTCATCTGAAAGCTGCCGAGCCTTGTCAAATAACTGCATGTTCTCATTACTTACGTTTGGAAATTTAGTACCAAATATAGCTTGTCCCGGTGCGCCGCCTTGCCTACGAAAGATTTTACCCGGATATACTTCTAAATCCTGCCCCGGAACAAGGTTAGTTTCATCTACTTCAATAAGAAGATTACCACTTAGTACAGCGTTGTCAACTGCCATACGCATAAAACCATTCATTAGAGTTTGAGTATCGTCCATATTCTCAGCAAGGCCAATACCAAAGAAGCTATATGGGTTAAGCTCATATGGTACAGCATAATAAGGAATACGAGTAGGATTAAATGGATTTATTACAAGACGCAAAATAAAGTTATTACATACCCAACAATTTACCTGTATCTGATCTACATCTTTAAACTGTTTTGGTAAATCTAGGCCAAACTCTTTTGCCATATCGGCATCCATTGTTCCCCAATACTCAAGAACTTCATACCGTTCAGGATGGTCATTAAGAGAATAGTCCTTTAGATCATCTTCCCAATATTCACTTGTGTACACTTCTCCCATTTCGATACAACGATCAATGGCTTCATGCCTAAAATGAGGTCTATCCTTTAGTGCACGTAGTTTAGATTTAGAAAGCTTATGACGCTCAATTACATATGTAACTTCGTCCATGTTACTTGCATCTGGATCAGGATATAAATCCCAACAAGATACACTGCTTACTTTGGGTACAGTTTTAATAGTAGGATTATATTCACCTTCTTCGTCCCAATTTGGATATTCTTTATTTACTGCAAATGGACCCTTAATAATACCTGTACCAAATAAAGCACATTCAAAAGAAGCAGAGCGTAAATGTTTACTTGCACCTGACTCTTCTAATTGATCCATTATTTTCTTTTCCATCTTTTTAGCTGCTACCATTGCAGGATGGAAAGTTACTGCAGTAGGTGTAAGACCTTCACCTTCTTTTAGCCCATCAATTTCTGAAAGCTTGTCTTCTAGTGGGCCAAGTTTTAACTTACGTTCCGATAAACTTGCAGCGGTATCTCCGGGTTCTAAATCTTCACCATCTCCCGGAAAACCATATGGACCTTTAGACATCCCTTCTTCTGCTGAATCTTCTTCTGTCTTATCGTTAGGATCAAAATGAACAGACTCGGTAACTCCTTCAGGTAAAGTTGTAGGCTCAATACTTAAAGGAAACTTTTGCCTTGCAAATAGTACGTCTGTAATCTGTCCATAAGCTGCAAGTACTTTTGTTTTTGTTACCTTAATAAAGACACGAGATCGTTCTGCCTCTGTAAACTGTACATCAGGACTGTAAATACCACGATAGTTACGATAAGACTGTAACCACCTCTCTTCATCAAACCTTCTCCAATCTTTTGATCTTTTAAAATTGTCCTCAATAAAATCAACTATTCCAGACAATTCATCGTCTTCAGTTTTTTCATCTAAAACTAAAGTATCTTCTTCTTCAAAGTTTTTATCTACCATATTTTAATATCCAAAGGTTGCATCAGATGGTGTGTATCTATCTGACATTTTTTCAATTGTAAAATCGAATATACCTCTTCTTGGTCTACTCATTACACCGTATCTTAAAGCGTCATATAAATGATCTTCAGATTTTGTATCTACATCTTCACTATTCTTTTTATCAAGAGGAATTGAAGGAAGTTGAGAAATAAGATTTCTACAAGTATAAAATACCGTCATGCCGGGAATTTGACCATCATCATCATATGATTCCTGCATTTGCAATCTACGGTGTATTTCATTCTTTCCTGATATTCTACTTCCTGCACTTCTATCACTTGGTCGCCAACGACAACCAGTTAAAATCATTTGTTCTGCCAAACTTGGTCCTGTATCACCTCGTTTATGCCAACAAGAACTATCTAATACTCCATAAAGAATTGTGCCGTCATCTTCTTCTAGTGCCAAAACTTTATTGGCTAAATCTTTTGCCAATACTTTTGATACATACAATTCTCTATATACAACTAGTTGACCATCTGGAGCAACTGCAAACCATAAAACAGCACTGTAAGAACCGTAGCCATAATCACAGGCTCTAAACTTAGGCCAATTCTTTGGTATGTCAAATGGCTCAACTACATGTACCGTTCTATCAAATTCAGGAAATGCCGCACCTTCTGCTACATCCCAGTTACCGTCCAGCAATCTTTTCCTTTGATTTTCTGGTAACGATAACAACATTGTTTCATAATCACCACTAGTTGATAAATAAGGATTATCAAATAGCTTTGCAGGAATAAACTTTCTACTAAATAAGGGCTGTCCTTCTTTGCTATGGTTTTTAGGATATATTAATGTTTTTCCATTTTCATCTGTAGCCCAAAAGGACTCACCGGGAGTTGCTGGGTCTATAAAGTATTTTTTTACCCACACATGTCCTGAACCACCGGGGTTCGTAGTAGCTCTCATGTACACTGGAAGATCGGGCGCAGTAGACCTCAATCTTGATCTTAGATAATCCCACGCAAATGGTGTGGGCCATTGCGTAAGCTCATCAAAACCTATCCAGCAAAAAGATAACCCTTGGTAACGGAGTACGTCATCATCTCTATCTAGATATGACAGCCACAATCTTCCGCCTGAAGGGGAGGTCCACTGCATTTTTCTTTCTGACCACTTTGCGCCAGAAATAATCTTTGGGTAAAGCTCTTGTGATTTCCAAACCAATTCTCTCAATTCCTCTGTGGTCCTACGTAAAAGTAGTCCAGAAAATTGAGGATGACTTAAATATCTAAGAGGATCAGCCAACATTGCGTAGCTCTTTCCTCCTCCTGCAGCACCGCCGTATAGTACTTCACGATCCGATGACGCTAAAAAGTTTGTTTGTGGCCCTTCATTAGGCTCAAATAATATGTTATATTTTTCTTTTAGAGATAAACCTTCATCACTTTCTTTTATCTCTGGCTTAGGCGGTGGATTGACCTTCTCCTTTTCTTGCTTTTTCTTTCGCGCCTGTACGCTTCTCCTCAAGCTCTTCAAATTTTTTGATGGCGACTTCATATTTTTTAGCCCATGCTCTATATGTAGCTGCCTTGCTTTTCCTTTGCTTTTCTTTTTGGACACGTTTTCTGAGTCCGATATGGGAGATTTGTCGTCCTGTTCTGTCACTTAACCACCTTGCTACATCTCTATAAGAATACTCTGTTAAATAATCTTTTGCTAATTCCAGAGCTTCTAATTCTTCTACAATAGGTATAAGTACATCTTGATCTTCTTCATATACCTCATAACCAAACGGAATAGTTCTACTTATTCTTGGTATCTCTAGCCATACACTGTCTTCTTGTAACCCGACAGGATCAGGCATTTTAAAATATCCGGCGTCGTACATCATTGTTTTTTTCTATTTTTTCTAGCTGAGACTACTCTTAAATTACCCTTTTTATTATTTTTAGGATTACCGTCCTTATGGTCTACGTGTTTACCGTCACCCTTACGAACCCTTCCCTTACGCTGTGCTTTTCTTCTATTCTTATTTCTCAACGCACGTTCTTTTTTCATGCGTTTACTTTTGTGGTATTTTTTGTAGTCTCCTTTTTTATACGCCACTACAGTTGCCTTTACTGTAGGCCGTGTTCTTTTGGTGGAAGCAGCATGATGCCTTGTGGAGCAGATACTTCTACCTTATCCGTTTTTTGAATACCAATACGATCCAGCATCTCTTTTGCTGCATTTAGTCTATGTTGGTTGCCCAATTCAGCAGGATGATCTAGTACATTGATTAAAGCATTAGCTGCCTTTGGCGCATTAACTGCAAGATACTCTTTTGTAAGTTCAAGAATCTCATCTTTCAATGAACGTACAATCTCTGAAGTACTTGAAGCTTCACTATAGCCAGACAATACTTTAGCTTTAGTTGAATCTCCTCCAGCTTCATCGAACAAGACTTGTAGAAACGTATTTTGTTTTGTGGTTAATTCTCTCATTTTCTAAAGCTTCTATCTCCAAACCACCATGCTACAGCAGTTGTAGTTAAAAACATGATCTGGTTTGATAAATCAAATACAAGCGCAGCATCATCGTTTGCTTGCCAAAAAATATATACGACAAAGCCCAATAGTACAAACGTAAGTACTGGGCGTACAAAGCGAAGAATAGAGGCTATAGTAACAGATGCAGGTCCATATGAAGCATCATGTGCATAGGAAGCTGTCTTCATAGCTGCATTTGTTTCCATACGTGCAATAGCTTCTTCACTTTCAAGTTCTTCTTTACGTGAAGTAATCTGCAATTCCTGTAGCTTATATTC